GTCCCAACCTAAGAAAGTCACCTATAACCCTCTCAGGACCAAACATGTGGGAATATGACGAATTTGTCCCATTCCTCCATATAGAATTTTAAAGTTGGTCCTGAGAGGGATAAGATCCGCCATTTTATGTTTTCTATACAAATACAAGACATAAAAAACTCCATCCATTGTTCGTAGCCTAATCGTTGAATCGGACTATAATTCGGAATTCCTCTTTCATAATACATTTACAAGCCGATACAGACAGTTCCTGACGCTTCTTGCGTGTTTTTCCGTCGGTGGAAATACTATCGGTGGAAGACGCAGTGCTATTCTTTGAACTACATCCGTCCGTATCTTCGTTACTCGTGCTGATGCTTCCATTTTTACGCGCCCGTTTCGACCCATTGTTGCGGGTATTCATATCCCTCTCAATTTCTTCGTAATTTTCAGCAATGTAGTCGAGCACTTTATGTTCAATCGCCCACTTGAAAAAATTCAGTTGTCCTAACGTGGTTTCCAAGTACGTGCCGTCCTTATAAGGAATGGAAATTCGATCCCACCTGCAAAACGGGTCGAACCTGCGTTTCGAGTAAGCTTTCAATTGGAGCTTGTATTTATCATATACTTTGAACTTCGTTTGTTCAATCGTATCTTTTACGATTCCCGTTTTCATGGTAATCACGTAATTCGTATAGTGCTTTTTCGCATAATTCGTGACGAACCAATCCACAATTCGCAATGAAATGCAGCTTTTTCCTCCGACAATCGCCACGAGTTTTTCAATGTTTTCAATGTTTTCATAAAACTGCATTAAATTGCGTAATAACAAGTTGTCTTGAGAAGACGTAATGAACGTATCTTGCGGTTCATATGACGGTTGAGGTATAGGTGTTGTACATAAAAGTGTCGCCATTTGAATAAGGATATCAAAAAGAGAATGGAAACAGATAGGAAACACCCATTTCATCCGTTTATATTGATTTGCCTCTCAAATTATGTGTTCTATATCATTTTTTCCATAAGTTCAATCGGCGCAATCAACGATAAATTGGGCAACTGATCGCATGGAACAATGCAGTGCTCGAAACGGAGTAGAGCGGCCAAATGGTAATAACACAAATTCGGATTTTTTGTCGGCATCAGTTCAATGACCCGTGTATTTGGTGGTGCAAACAGCATATTCGTTAATCCAGCTCCATGTGGCGCCACAATCATTTGTGCACGTGAGAACAAATCCACGGCTTCCATGAAAGGCTGGGATTCAAATACGAGCCATTCCAGGTCGGGGCGTTTTGTCTTTAATAACTCGAGCAGCTCGTCATGGTTCACAATACTGCGCCGGACCTCTTTACGTCGTATCAAGATACCGACATTGGTTTCAGTTGGTCGGTCCGGTTTGGCCAACACAATCGTACGCAATGCGTCGATTTTCTGAGACGAAGGTGCTCCGCACTCAATATAGGATTGTTCGTATACAATGTCGACTTGAGTGAGTTGTCGGTAAGGTGCGTTAATGAGTTGAACGGGGTTCGTTATATCGAAAAAGGCAAGTAGAGGTTGTAAGAAGGAGGTGGGAATACATAACAAGGGGACATTGGGTTTGCCGATTTTCGTGAGTTCAGCATTCATGAATAAAATGGACGGCAACTGTTCTGTTACAAAATGAAAAATGTTGGAGGACCAGGGATTGTACGCGACCATGTATTCGGTCAGTGCAGTTTTATTCAGTGACCCCATTTGTAACACGACTTTTTGGATACGGTGTTCCATGTAAAAGAGCTCATGTTGTTCTAAAATGGTCGGCTGGAATTTGAAAATGGATAATATGGCGGCACCGATCGCGTCTTTTTCGGACATATGGTCAATGACGGCTCGGTCTGAACCTGTCCCTTCCAATCGTACGATTTGGACGGCCGGCATGGAGCATTTGTACAACCGTGTTCCTTGACGAATGATTTCCCGTTGTTCCTCCTTGTTTGGAGGGATCGAATGGACATGGGGGTTCAGCCGTTCATATACGTTGGAATACTCGGAATAAATGGTGGTACGAACAATGGTTTTCATTTCGGGGTTTGAGTTCGAATTGAAATATCCTATAGAATATTGTTTAATAAGATTATCAGTCGATATCAAAATGTTTAAAAAGTTACGTGTTTATTATGTTTCCTTTTCGTTTTATTATTTGTTTTATTTTTGTTATGTTTTCTTTTACCACCTTTTACCCCATCCTTTACCCCATCCTTTACCCCATCCTTTACCCCATCCTTTACCACAGCATTTACTTCATCTATATGCCCATATTCATACGTTTTTAGCAGAACCGATAACTCTTCGTAATTTATATTGTAAAATTTCAATAATTTTGGAAAATCAGTATTGTGTTTGTTTACCAATTCCTTTAATTTGGGAATTAACTGGGTGTTAACTGTGTACACACTATCCCAAGTAAATATAGATGATGCTCCCACCTGTTTTGTAATTATTTTGTATTTTACTAAATAATCATACAGTTCCAAATATGCATCTTTCAGGAACGTATGGTCTACAGTAATACTTTTAGTACCAAAAAATCCAGGTTTTTCAATTTTAGAATTTGGTATTAATGTTAGAATTTGTTTGTCTTGGGCTTGTGCAACAAAATTAGTAAATTTTATTTCATTATTCTTTTTTTCAATCACCTTATCTGCTGAAAGAAACAAAACATCAAACAGATCAAACATATTATATAATATAAGTGTTATATTAATGTATCCAATCGGTGTGAATAATGTGTTTCATTATATACGGTCCATTCTCCTAGGGAAACTTAGAATATTTAACCCTCTCATGACCAAGTTTAAAATTCTATATGGAGGAATAGGAAAAATACGTCTCACATGTTGTACCTGAGAGGTTTTTTTGACCATCGGCTACGGAAAATACTACGAGCCATATACTCAAATTAAACGAGTTATGCAGTGTCTCATTCTCATATAAGCGCAAATTTTAATTTCTTATATTCAACTAAGTATATAAGAAATATAGTATTACAAATTTATACATTCTATACGATTATAACTTGCTACTATTGTATTTTTCTTTATCAAGTATGGGTAGAATGAGTGAAATTTTTTATATGTTTGAATATTTGATTCAATGTGATATTTATAGTAAAGTCACGGCGGCATGGATTATATCGTATAAATGTACAATTTAACTCTTTCTCTATTTCTGTTTGGCGGTCTACGTCATATTTTATACGATTTGTGTGATGGGGTTCGTCACATTCAATTGCTAATTTGTATTCAATAAAATACAAATCTATGCGATATCCATTAATATAGTATTGACATTCCATACTCTCACCACGAAAAACTTCCAATATTGTTTGAATTGTTTCACATTCATAAGAACTTATACGTGTAAGTACATCGATACATAATTGTTTGGCTAATTCATTTGCTATTATACTTCTACTTTTCGCCAGTACCATTTTTACCCCTTCAAGTGTTATAAAGCTTGTTTTTTGTTTCCCTCCCACTTTTTTTCCCGAAAGGTTTATTTTTTCAGTCATAAATATTTTTTTATTCTCATTATTTATATTTTTTATAAACGACCTACTGTTAGTAATATTTAATATATGATATAAATCAATAACTTTGTAGTAAACAATATCGTTGTCGATTACTGTGTTTATACATACATCTTTTCCTGAAATATTAAATAACTTTTGTGTTGTTTCCATAGTAAATTAGTAATGCTTATTTATATAACATTACAGGTTATATAGTATTCAATTTTATTGTATATTTTCATAACATATACGATTTTTCTAAATATTCTAGAATAACTCCAGACATTTTAATGATATTCTTTCAACATGAAACAATATCATTTCCACTAAGACGAATTTAATATTTTTATGAACAATAAACCGAACTTGTACACTGAAAACAGTGCGAAATACTGTTTAGTTCGAGTAAGCAACACCAGCCCTGGTGTTATCTCCTAAGTTTCCCTAGGAGGTGGACTGTATCTTAACCCGACTCAGGCTGCTTAGACCTTTCATCATCGAGCGACTACCGTTCAGTCTCTGACGCCCTACCGTAGGCTGGCTAAAACGCCCGTAGGTAGTAAGCATGCGGATTGCCCAATCTTCAACATTGTTACCATACCCGAGTTCTGTTCTCGGCCATATGCAGGTTTCCCATACATACTTGGTAGTTGAAGCTCTAAGGGGTTCCCCGAACAACAAGTAATCTTGCTTTTGTACCAGTCAGATACAAAAACTAACAACTGACCTAACCTTTCTTGCGAAAGTACAGGGGCTCAAACGAGTTTTCCACAAACAGAGCCTGTTTTTGTTTGTGGCGTGTTGTTTTTCGGCACAGCTGGAGTTTATGCCGGACATAACGCGCAAAACGTTATAGTTCTTCGCATAGACGCGGACCTTGGCGGTGGCGGTTCCAGACACGGTGGGACTGGAAAGGACCAACTGGAGGACAGCATTATCAATGCGAGAGAAGTTGCAACTGCCGCTGGGCTGATGTTCCTCAGGGCGGAGAGCAAAAGAATAGACGTTGATACCAGTGTCGGGGTGACGAGTGTGGTGCTGGTAAGGCTGAACAACGTCGAAGTAGGAACCCTCACGCTCAGAGAAGCGATCCTGGCCGTTCAACTGCAACTTAGCAGTGACGACGGGGTTCTCGCCCCAGCAGTGCATGTCGAGGGCAGTCTCGGCCAAGACGAAGGTGCCGGCATCCGAGACGTAAGAACCAGAGGGGACAGTTCCAGAAGAGTTGGTGAACTGGTAGTTGTTGGTGGAAGCCCAGTCAGCGGCATTCGCACTGGCGGTAGTGGCGAAGACACCATCAACAGCACCAGCCATCTCGAAGAGGCCAGAGCCAGTGATGAAGTTACCAGCGCCAGCAGTCTCCTTGGGGCCACCGAAAGCATGGATGGCGTTGGGGAGAGCATCGACAGCATCGGTGTAGTTGAAGGGCTGGGCACCGAGGGTCTTGAAGAGGAGAGCACCAGCCTCCAAAGAAGAGCAGTAGTCAACGTTGGAATCAGGCTGGACAACCCAGATGAGCTCCTTGCAAGGGTGATTGAAGTTGAGCTTGATCTTGTTGCTGGAGGAGCCGACAGACTCGTCACCAGTGAACTGGAGCTGCTCAATCAAGTACTCGTGGGGGTTCTGGGCGAACTTGCGGCGCTCATCGGTATCAAGGAAGATATAGTCGATGTACAAAGAGGCAGCAACAAGGGACTGCTGGTAAGCAGCAGTGGCGGCTTGAGAACCACCAGTGGAGGCGGTCAAACTCTTGACGGCCCACAAGCACTCACCGATGGGTCGGATATCAAGGTTGATCTTGACTTCGTGATACTGTACGAATCACATATACCTCTTTTTTCAAAGAACTCCTGTTATTAGTCAGATAACGGAGTCATAGGATAAATTCCTATAGGACTAGACTATATCTTAAGTTATCATAGCGTGTGATTAATACGCTCAAACCCATAACCATTTAGTCGTTGAACCTTGCTCATATTCTTATCAATAACGAACTTAGAGCCTTGGCTGCGGATTGCCGATTTCATACACACATTATTGGTGTGTAATCATACGTGGGATTTTTACCGGATTTGAGTGTGTTTTTCTCAACCACTGCAAACTTTCGTATGCAGCTTGGTACCCAACGTCTTTACGGGTTTCCCGCAATTTGGATATGTCGCATCTTACTGAAAATGTTGGGACTTTGGGAGGAGCGGTGTCCCAACATTTAACAGCAAGATACTAGCATCTGGGAATTTTGAAACAATGTTTCATTCCGAGTCCACAACATATTTTCCCTAAAGCATTGCTCGGATACTTCAGGATGGATACTTTTCTGCCCTACAGATTTTAAGGCGATCAAGGGGAGGGCCAATCCAGGGTTCACGCAGTACCAGAATTGGAGGGGGATGTACAAGGTGGTCTCAGGGAGAGCGTTGCGGGGAGCGCAAACCTGGTTGGGGCCTGAGGAAGAGGCGCAAGGACCGTTCACGGCCTCGAACTGGGGGTCAGTCAAGTAGGTCAACTGGGTGGTGTGACCAATCATCTTGAAGTAACCCTTCTGCTGTTCAGAGGTCATGGTGAGCTGGTTCCAGATGTGCATAGAGTCGCCGTACTGGCGATCGATGCGCTGGCCACCAATCTCAATTTCAACTTGAGAGATGAGCTGTTCGCCGGGGAAGTCCAACCAACGAGCATAGACACCGTCAGTGGAGGCGGCGGCCATACCCTGGTTAATCTCGGGGAGAGTAACCTGGAGGTAGGTGCGGTAAGCCATATCACCGTTACGACTGATGGTGCAGGTAACGCGACGACCGAAATCGGCCTGGCCGTTGAAGGTCTGCTCAATAGACTCCATAGCGAAGTTGGTGTGTCTGCGGTAAGACACCTTCCAGAAAGTGATCTCAGGGTTTCCGGTCAAGAAAACGTCCTGGGCGCCGTAGGCGACAAGTTGCATAAGTGCTCCTCCCATTTTTGCTTATGTGTGTATTTTATATAATTTGGCTAAACATTTTATTTTCCGTTTCAACGAAGCGTTAAACCCACATACATGATTTTAACTGTAAAAACATGTATTTTTATACCGGCATAAATGTTCTATAGGAATAATCATATTGTCGTATAAAATCAATCCACCGTAGGTTCTTCTTCGGTAATATTCTGATTTTCAGTTGCCTTTTTTAGCAACTCGGCGGTATGAATCTCGGAGGCTTCTTTATCTGCTACCTCACGATCTTCGAAGTTCACATGCTCTTTCACGCCAATCAGATTTCCATTTTCATCGAGAGTTTGTGTTAGTATATTGCCCGTTTTCGTGGCTTTCGCTATATTGTCCTCGATGGCTTTCTTCTTGGCTTCCTTCACACGGTTCTCGAATTCCTGCTTGGCCTTCTCCTCATTCTTGATTTTCTCTTTCTGGAGCTGGTTTAGCTCTTCCTCTAAAAACTCGACGCGACCAGTCTTGTAAGCATCTGGATCCCATGCCGCCCACATTCCCACTGGACCCACCGTAATATCATGATTCGGGTCCGTTTCACGTAACTTCTTGCATCGCATCTCCGCCTCTTCCTGTGTAGCAAATACACCACGAATTTTCAATCCACGTGTAGAGGTCTGGAATGCATGTTCGCGACTGAATTGCTGATTTAGCGAATCCTCATTCTTGTCCAAAAACGTCTTCCAGTCATCCTCCACAGATCCCTCGGACTTTAGTTTAGCCGATTCCTCCTTCAAGAATTCGCCATAATCCGCCATGACCCTTTCCAACTTCAAATTGTACTTATAGGAAACAAAGTTTAGGAAGTCCGAAAACTTGGCCATGGACTTCGTAAAATCCCATTGTTCTACGAACTTCTCGAACAAGTACTGTTCTCTCTTCTTCAAAATCTTCTCGGGACTAATGAACGACGCACAGAAGAACTTCTGGCCCGCCAAGGGTGGGTCCTCGTCCAACAAATCGACATATTTAGGATTCGCGGCGCCGTCGGGCAGTTGTTTTCTTTCAAACGTGGATTTATAAGAAGATGAGGAGGAAGACATGTCTATTTTATAGATGCGAGATAATGGAATATGGGTAAGCGTGTTTAAGCAATTTTCATCTAAAATAGAAAATATACTTTAGGAAATTATTTTATTGAGCTATATTATAAATCCATAACGCATACAATGTACGGACTCAGTGAAATCGTCAAGCGTGCTATTAAGTACATCATCGAAGGTTTAGTCGTCGCAATTGCCGCCTACGCTATTCCCAAGAAGGATAAGCTCAACGTCGAGGAACTGGTGATCATCGGTTTGGTTGCCGCCGCCACTTTCGCCGTCTTGGACGTGTTCGTTCCCGCGATGGGTTCTTCCGCCAGAAACGGTGCTGGCCTCGGTATCGGCTTCAACCTTGTCCGGTTCCCCGGTGGATTCTAATTTGATTGCATAACATCACAACACCATATATGTTATGTAACTTACAGATATTTCAACAAGTATATAGCTGCGTATGCAAACGCAACACCCAATGCACTTCCTACAAAAAGTTGCAAGGCAGTGTGATTTTGGTAAACATACCTTTGTAAAATCGTCAATGTAAATAGAAACACCGACGGGTATAAATATTTACCGGATACTAAGTATGCAAACGCCAGCGAGTACGCAGTTAGTTGCGCGTGTCCAGAGGGCATCCCATTTTTCGTTAATTGTATGTGTTCGTTCGCCAAAAATGGGGCAGACGCTTTCGGTCTCGGATCGTAAATATATTTTTTCAATACCAAATGGTTAAACAACGCAGAAAAGAGAAATACGGCTGTATACACGGCCATATGAACCCAAGACTTAAAATAGCAAATATAGAATGCATAGATCGCGGACTCTTGCCCCCCAAAATAACCAATCCCCAAAAAAAACTCCTTGAATCGTTGTATAAGTAGAGCCACGATTTCTTCGAACATGTTCATGTTGTTTTCTATAAATAACAATATGAAAAAATGGTACTCGATCACACTATAGGACAATTGAATCAATATCTAACAACCACGTTTTATCGACAACCATCGTTTTGGGTTTCTTTACCAAGAACTGTTTGAACATCGGGAATTCCAGTTGTGCTTGAGGAGTATGTTTATGGACTGTACGCGCAATCATTTTATAGAGTTTAAAACCAGGCCAACGTTCCTCTCCGTTCGGTTTGTTCACAATATTTTTACCACTATCGTCAGTGCACCATCGTTTTACCGTTTTATATATATCTAGATCGGTTTCAAACTCGTCCAAAAAATCGTAAATGGACGAACCGAGACGGGCTAAATCGAAACTCGGATTGGAATCGATACGTGGTTTCGAAGGATTAAAATAGGGTTCACAGTTGTATTGTCCATACGCATCCGAATGTTTTGAAAAACTATCACTGCAATAGGTTTCACCATTGTATTTGTATATACTGCGACCGAAATCAATAATTTTGAAAATGCGACCGTACGTAGGAACTTTGTACAGGCGTCCTTCGTATTTGTAGTACAAATACGCTGCTTCGGTTTCTATATAAAGAATATTGTTCGTATGGAGGTCGTTGTGAGTAAACTGGAACGCTTTTTGGTAGACAATCAGCGTCATGATGATTTGCATGAACGCTGCGGCAAATACTTTTGCGTTGTCGAGTTTATTTTGTGTAAACAACTGGTCAATTGTACCAGTGCATTTTTCCATAAAAATCAACTGCACAGGAAAGTCGCGAATATAGGAATACACAGTTATATCTTCTGATTCGGAGCTATATTCTTCCTCTTCGGAACAATTATCTTCGTCATCTTCGTTTTCGTCCACATCTTCCTCTTCCTCTTCCTCTTCAGCACCTGAACGCGACTTCATATCGGATTCACTTTCATCCGACGATGAGCTATCATACTCGGAAGACTTGGTACTATTCTGCTTATTCTCGTATATCAACTCATTGGACAAATCGTTATCGTATACGTTCGAATCTGGGTTGGCTGCAGTTGCGTCGTCATCTATAGAAATTTCTTGTATATCCAGGTCTACATCAACCGGTTGTTTACCGAATTCATCAATGTGAATCGGGTGTTTGTTCGCTCGAGAACCAATGTTCATGTATTCATTGGTGTACTGGTTCGATACAACAAATCGTTTGCCGACATTTTTATTGAAAAAATCGATGGAATAGAGGTGACTTAAATCCTCGGTGATATCGTATTTGTAAACCTCTTGGATTCCCAGACAAACACCGTAAAAATCAACTGCGCCAAATACATTGTATTTATGTTTTAGTCGACTGGTCAAATAGCTGAAAAAAGCATCCACGTAGGCACAATTTGCCGGGTCGTTTATTTTTTTCTGGATACGTGTGCGTTCGTCACCAGAACTCGTCGATAGTTTCGAGAATACTGGTAGTTCAGTAATCATGTTACCGTATTTTTCGTACTTCCCGGATAAATAATGGAACGGGTCTAACAGAGGCGAACTTTTTACATGCAAATTTTCAAACAAAATATTTTTGGAATTGAGTTTATCCTGGCTTACTACTCGGTCGCCGTGAATATAGTATTCACTATTGAGTCCAACCAAATTGTAGTTCATTTCATTCAACACAAATATCCGTTCATAGATCGGCGAATAATTTTGAGCCGACTTTATGCGATAGGGATTATAATTTTGTTCAACCTCCTCTTTGTGTTCCGGAAGTTCCGACTTGTGAATATGTGTTTCGTATTTCGCAACCAACCGGACTAGATCGGGCAACTTCACTTTACGATAATATAGATCAAACATTGGTGGAGACGAAGACATTCACTTGAAAATATTGCTAAATAAGAAAAGAGTATTGTGTTTACTATATTTAGCGCTAAATAATATTATTTCAATGCCCAAACGTATCGAGAGATGCGTACATATTTCATCCGTTTTTTGTATCTTTACATCAATATATTATCTATTGTCGAATCCTCTCAACAAAATCCAACACTGAACTCATGAACCTCGATTTAAAAAAATTCGACATGCGTTCGATTACCTTCGACCCCAATGAAAACAAAGGTCCCGTCGTTGTCTTAATTGGCCGAAGAGACACAGGTAAATCCTATTTGGTAAGAGACCTCCTGTACCATCATCAAGATATACCAGTAGGCATGGTCATTTCCGGAACCGAAGCTGGAAACGGTTTTTACGCCTCCCACGTACCGAAACTGTTTATTCACGAAGAGTATAACACGGTCTTAATAGAGAAAATCCTGAGGCGCCAGAAAGCTGTGTTAAAACAAGTGGCGAAAGAGAAGGAGGAATACAAGCGGGCAACCACCGACCCACGCACTTTCGTCATTTTAGATGACTGTCTCTATGACCAGTCATGGACCCGCGACAAGATGATGCGGCTCCTTTTCATGAACGGGCGTCATTGGAAAGTCATGCTCATTATTACCATGCAATATCCTTTAGGCATTCCTCCCAACTTGCGAACCAATATTGACTATGTGTTTATCTTGAGAGAACCGTACCTGACCAACCGCAAACGTATTTGGGAGAACTATGCGAGTATGTTCCCCACACTCGAGCTATTTTGTTCGGTGATGGACCAGACGACGGAAAACTACGAGTGTTTAGTGATCAACAACAATGCGAAAACAAGCAAAATCAGCGATCAAATATTCTGGTACCGCGCCGAGAACCGCCCCGACTTCCGCCTGGGTAGCCAGGAATTCTGGGACAAATCGAAAGAACTATGTAGCGACGACGACGAAGATTTCGACCCGTCTAAAATGAAAAAGAAAAGTGCTGCTGCACAACAAGTCAGTGTGCGTAAAAATCGATAGCTCAGATACCTCCCAAAAAACTATACCCTAGTACAGAACAATGGAAAATGCTGTGTTTATGGCGATAGGAGCCACACTCCTGTTTTGTGTTTACAAGTTCGTAGAAATGAAGTATTTAGACAAAACCACTCCAGCTAGACCGCTCAAATATTTCGTACGAGACGCGATTGCCGTGTTTTCATGCGTCATGGCGGCCACCTTTTTTTACCAAAATAGTGGTGATACAATCAGTGATATCATGAACACAATTACCGATACGAAAAACGTAGTGGTGAAAGCGACCTCAGAACCAGCGCAAGTATTCACGGATGATCCGGGATTCTAAGGGAACCGACCAAAAGGGGACCGACCAAAATGGGACCGACCAAAAGGGGACCGACCAAAAATAAAACATATTATCGAACAAAAACACAATAAATAATTTGCTATATGAAATTCATATTGAGATCGTAACCAAACAATGACTACTACCATACAGAACGGACGACTAGGCAACCAAATCATACGAAACATCGTCGTAAGTCGAATCGCGGAAAAACACAACTTGCAAGTCGACTATTGCAACAAACGCACAATCGAAAAACTGGGCATCCACCTGTTTAGTGGAAAACGGGTACATGAGGAAACGCGACCATTAACCGACCAAAATTATTTCGACATGTACAACTCGGAACCGTCCAGTTTCGTCTACAACCTAGACCCCAACCACGACTATTTCCAGACCAAAGAAATAACCAATTGGATATACGAATATTTACACACGGATGAAATCAAACGTTGCATTATCGAGAAAAACCCGTTTCAAAAAAGATACAACCAAAACAATGATTTGTTTATTCATATCCGGTTAACCGACGTCGCCCACCATAATCCCGGGGTTCAGTATTATTTGAATACAATTCAAACCATAAAAGGATGCAATCAAATGCATATATCCACCGACGACATCAACCATCCAATCGTACAAACCATATGTAAAAAATATCCCTCTATCAAATGGTTAAACTGCGATGAAATCACCACGTTTCAGTTTGCGAGTACATGTAAGCATATCATATTGTCGCACGGTTCCTTTTCCGCCATTATTGGATACTTGGCTTTTTATTCCACCGTATATTATCCGCAATACGAACCAAACAAAATATGGTATGGAGACATGTTTTCGATCCCGGGTTGGATTCAATGTATCCAAACCGAAAATGTCCAAAAAGTCAAAAAGTGATAGAAACAAACGAATTTAAATACATCTCCTCTCAACTACGTATACTTCATATTCAATTGTATACGTAATTTTCCTATAATGTCGTTTTCCATAGAAACCCTCGAACAAGTCAAAACCAAGATTGAGCGAATGGACAAGAAAAAACACATTGAAATCCTCAAAATCCTCAAAAAATACGCCGACGTCCGACTAAGGGAAAACAAAAGCGGCGTCGTCCTCAACTTGTCGTATTTGCCCAAAGAATCGATCGAAGACCTCCAGAAATACATCGAATATGTCGACCAACAAGAGGTATCGCTCCTATCCGCCGAAACACAGAAAATTGAATACCAAAAAACGTATTTTGCGAAAGGGAATAAAGAAGAAGAAGCCAATATATCTTAACCAAGCACCCTCAATTCCAACACAATAATATGTCGATTTTATATTTTCCCATCTTGTTCCCGGAGGTCAAGACGACCGCCACAGTAGATGAATGTTTGATAGAACTCCAAAAGTATATGTATACAGTGGAATACAAATCCACTAAGGAATCCGTCAAGGAATCCATCAAGGAATCCATCAAGGAATC